TATTTTTGTTAAAGCCGCGAACGCTTTTGATGCTGCCGTTTTTTCTTCAAACAGGGACGCACCAGCAGATGATAGGTTTTTCATGCCTCTTAATTCTGCACCGATACGATCTAGGTTAACTTTTTGCTGCAATTTATCCAAAGCAACTTGATCAGCACCTTCAACCTTTCTATTTTTATCTATAATTACTTGTAACTTATCAAGCGATTTAATTTCCCCCATGTAATCGCTTATAGAATCTGATATATCCCCGAAAGTATCAACTATGATTGAACCAGATCGTGACCATGCGCCGCCAAAATTATCAACTTGATTGGTTAGGTCTTTCATATCATCTTTAAAAGATTCTTGTAATTTTAAATCTTTCGTTAATTTTTGGTTAGCTTCAACAATTGCAAGCATTGCTTCTATTAGTTCTGGTGCGGCTTTTGCTGCGATCAAGTTTGATTTTACTATGTACAACTCAAAGGCATCAGCGCCCAAAGCAAGTTCTTTTGATTGAAGTTTTATAGCCTCAACCTGCTCAAGTATCGCGTTTTTGCTTTCTAGTATGTTCTCTTTTTGCGTGTCGCTGTCTCTTATGTCATCCCTTAACTTTTGATTAGCCTTTATTATCGCCTCTATTGACATGACCATCTCAGGAGAAGAGCCCCTTGATATCGCTAGTTGTTTGGCTGAATAAATCTCGTATTCATCAGATGTCAATCTTAGCTGTATTGTTTGGTTTGCTAAGTCAAATCCTGAAGTTATATTTTCAACTTGTGTTAGTTTAGGCATGTTTGCATTAAATGCCTTACCTACAGACTCAAGTATTTCTTCTTGTTTTTTTAGCTGTATGTTTGTTTTTTCAATCTCTGCATTTACGCGCCCAATTGCAGCAGAACCCTCAAGGCTCTTTTTGACTTTTAAAAGCTTCTCTTCAAGCTCGAATCTTTTTTGCTCTAACTCAATAGCTTTTTCTTGTGCTTTTATGCTTACAGATCCCAACCTGGCGGCGCTAAAATCTTTATATTTTTTGGTTAAATCACTGATTGTTTTTGAACTAGCCTCGTTTTCTTCTCTAAGCTTTTTACTTGCATCAACAGACCTGTTAAATGTTGCAGTTGCAATTCCTACTGCTGTTATGATCAAACCTAACGGGCCAAGAAGTAATCTTGATGCCAAAGTAAGCGCCGCTGTAACTGATGTCGCAGTTACCACAGAAGAAGCGTAACCTATAAGCGCAGGTAATAGCCCAAAAGAAACAACCGAAACCATGGCTTCACCGGCATCAACAAATGCCCCTATGTTTTTTGATGCACTTTCTAAGAACTCACCTAGAGAATTTATAGTGTCGTTTAGAGCTCTAGATTCACCGATAAATTTAATTGTGTTGTTTGTTGCTATTTGAAAACTCTGCCCAAATGTTTTCTCTGTTTGATCTGCTAATTTTTGCGCTGTTGAACTGTACGCATCTAAAGCATCAATCATTATTTTAGCGGTTATTCCACCAGTGGCAGCAAACGCCCGTAACTCACCTTGAGTTTTTTTGAGTGAATTTTTTAACGCATCCATTATCCTTGGTGCGCCATCAGCTACAGAATTGAACTCGTCACCGCGAAGAACACCAGCCGCAAAACCTTGTGTTAATTGTTTTATTGCACCTGAAACTTCCGAAATTGGCTTTCCTCCAGACACAAATAAATTGTTTAATGTTTTTACTATTTCTGCCTGCTTACCTGATGCAAGATTTAATTCTTTGGTGGATCTTGTTATCTCAGTATAAAGGTTTACGGTATTGCTAAGGCTTGACCTTGTGTCTTGTGCTATCTCAAATAATTGGTTTTGGACTCTTAATAGCTCAGAAGAAGACCCGGTAACTTGCTTAATCTGACTGTTTACGTTTTTCCATTCGTCTGCGTAGCTTGTTATATTCGATAGTGCGTTAGCAGAGGTTAGCGCCAATAGCGATACTCCAACTATACCGATTGCTTTGTTAAGAGACATAAACGAGGTATTCATTCCTGTCACTGACTTGTTTATCGATGCCTCTGTTTTCCTTCCTTTATCGGCATAGCTACCCATTGCACGTTTGCCTGACGTTAAGCCTGACGTATTAACCATAAAACCAAGTTGTGCTATATCTGCCATTACCAGCCCGTCAATAGTGTAAGGAAAAGTTTACTGTTCTCATTCTAACATTTATTTGTATTTCTATAAAGTTTGAATTTTAAACATAAAAAACGAGCAATTAAGCCCGTTTTGTTTACGATAAAAAACTAACTAAAGAATCCCACTTGTCATCAACTCTTTTTCGTATCACTTCTATATCTTCCATATCATCGTAATCATCACGATACGGTGGTATGCAATTGGGATCTTTAGCCGCTTCCAAAAACCCGCAATAGCTTTCACTCATTAAAAATAACTGTTCACACTCCCAGCCGTTAAGTTGGTAGCCTGACTTGTTGGCAAATGATTCTATTTCCCCCCAATTTAAAGGTAAAGCACCATAACCGCTTTTTAAGTGAAATCCAATAGAACGAAAGCAATTTACAATGTACTCATCTGCATCTGGTAAACACTTTGCCGGGTTATCATCCTGCAAAGTATCAAACCTAGAGATTTTGTTTTTATCTTTATCGTCACGTTTTGTAACGGTATGAAGCCAAGCGAGTTGCTTGGCGTATGTGCCAAGCTCTTTACTTAGCTCTAGGTAAAATTTGAGCGCTCTGCCACAAATGAATCTACTTGCTCATACAACCAAGGGTATTTTATGTAAAGTCTAAGCATTTCAGAAAAGCTGTGCTCTATATACTTATCATCTTCAATGATCAAACAGCCTGTTGTGCACTTTGCGAATATTTCTGCTGTTTCACGCTTCATTGCATCAACATCAATTTTTTTATTTCTTTTGCCTTGTGCACGCTCTAACCTTCGGTTTGATAATTTTCTGAACTGGTCTGAATCCACACCCAAAAGATTTACAAACCAAGTTTTGATGTTTTTCTTGTCCGCGCACTTCTCACCTTCATCCGTCAGTGGATCGCCTTTTTGAGACACTAACTCACCGGTTTTTTTGTCATAACAATCATGCGGCACTGTCAACTCTAAAACGCTTCCTTCGTTTGCTTTTTCCACTACATTAAAATCATTTAAACTAGCCATAATTCCACCTAAATTATACACCCTAAAAAGTTCAAGGCCAGGCGACAGGGTGAAAGCCGCTTTTCGGATCATGTGTCCTAGGCGAAACAATGCTAACATGTGTAAACATTAATGTACAATTTTCAAAAAGGCATGGTTATGAGGTTTTTAATACTGGCAATGGTTTTTGTTTCGCTTGGTTCTCACTCTAATAATTTAGAGGTGTGCGAATTATCAGGAAATAAAGCTAAAAAAATAATGGAGTTTAGACAGTCAACTAACGATATAGAATTGGCAATTAAAAATTACAAGAGCGATATGCTAATTGTTCTAGATGCGTTCGGTGAAGATCATGTTGATGTTTTAAACCAATTGAGCGTTATGGTTTATGCTGATAAATGGTCTTATGATGATGAAGCTAGAAAGTATAGCGAGATGGAATCTAAGCGGGATAATATAATTAATAAATTCAAAATTAAATATTTGATGAAATGTTTAAAAAAATAAAGCCTCATCAATAGAGGCTTTATTAATCATTTGCTGGTTAAGCGTATTCTAGCAACGTAGCTTCCATTGCATCACCACCCGTCACAGTGATCGAAGTTGCGCCTTTTAAAAAGCCTTTAATTGTATCAAGCTTTAATAGTACTATTTCACCGATTCCTATTGATGGCATAGGATGCCCCGCCGAAACGTCCTCATCACCATTTAACCCCTGCTTAGGGAATACTGAAGTTCCAACACCCAAAATAAGAGGAGTTAAAGCGCCACCTGAAACGTTGTTAAGCATGAGCGTTTGATTGATACTTTCACCCTCACGATAAACTAACGTGTCCGATGCTCCTAGCGTTAAAGCCGCAACAAGCTTCTGTCCCGACCCTGCCATTGATCTTACTGTTATTTCTGCCATTATTATTCCCCTACGCTGTAACGCCATCGCTTTGTGGTAAAAAGGTCATTGTAATTGTTTCATGACCACCATTCGGAAAGCTCTTACTAAAACCAGAAACTTGAGTACTGAAGTAAATAATACCCCCGCCCTGCCTTACAAGCCTAACACTGTAACAAGTATCAACATCGTTGGCAGCTTCTACGGCTAATTGTCCAACATCACCATCAATTAAACCAGCGGTGAATGTGATAGGCGATCTAGTGTACGAAGTTTTCTTTTGAACACTTGCGCGACTTCCACCCGGTCCTGTATATGGAACGTAAGTATCAGTTTCCCAGTTCTTTGTTAACTCGCCAATATCTGTAATCTCAGCCACGACATCATAAACCACTGCCGCAAAACCTGGAACATCAATTGTTGACGCTAAAGGTCCGAATGATATCGTGATCCCGTTAGTTGTATCTGCACCTGCACCTGACATATTAAACTCCTAAAAAATTAACGTTAATTTTCACCCTAACGTAATAATAACACCATTTGTCTATTTCACTAAATTTTAGTTAATTACAAAATATAATCCGTGATTATTTACGTAAAAATTAGTGTATTACGCTATATTTTATACTTATTGCGTACATTAAGTGTGTTTGGTTGTAGTTCAGCGCTGTAACAGAACTTTCCATCATTCTAACCATTTGACCATTTACTGTAAGCTCTGTGCCTCTAACAAATCCAAGCGTAAAAGTATCAACGATATCTAGTGCGCGTAAGTTTGATTTATTTCTAGGTACATTTACAGTTAGTTGATAAATGCCTATTTGAAAATCGTTTGAGCCATCTTCCATGCCTATTTTATTGTCATCTCCGAATAGCGTGTGTTCAGTTGTGTACTCTTCTGTTGATGATGGCTTGTACTCTCTCCCGTCAACAATAAGATTGTAACTATTTGCATTCGCTATTGCTTGCGCATTATTTCTAAGGGCCGATGCTAGGTCTGCTTTCTTAATCATTTGGTTAATCCTTTTATCATTTTACTGACAACTAACTGCCAATCAGCAACAGATACCCTTACCATCCCACTAGGCGCTTGATCTGAATGTCCAAACTCTAACGGTAGCGAATAAGGCAAGTTGTTAGTAAAACCCAAAGTATCACCTATCTGTAAAGATTTCGTTACAGGGAGTAATGCACCCTCGCTTTCTTCGTTTATCCAGGTGAACCAATTACCTCTAAACCTGCCAGTATCAACAGGTGATCTTTTTATAACGCGATTTCCAATAACAATCGAAGCTGCGCGAGGTACTTTGGCAATTCTATCTACAACGTTAGCTTCTATCTTTGCCCATTGATCAGCCATCAAACACCCCTGATAAATAACTGTAAAGAAACGTTTACACCCTCTAGTGATGTTATATCACTTATTTCAACAATCCTATGCGTTACTCCGTTAATAGTCGTAAACATTCCTATTTCAACGGTGTTGGTTGTGTTGTGCTGAAAGAACACGTACCAATCGCCCTGCTGAATATTTCCGCCATTAACTTCAAATGTTGTAACAGGTAATCTTAATGTGATAATTCCAACGGTTGTTATTTCAGGTGTACCGGTAGAAAAAGTACCATCGTCTTGACGCTCACCAGCAGGTATAGCAGGAACGAAAACAGAACCAATGCCGCCGAATTCTTCAATTAGTTCTTTAGCATCATTTCTTGCATCTGGATAATCGAAAGCCATTAGCGCATCGTCCTTTCAAGCAAGTTGTTATTACCATTATTGTTTTTATAAGGTTTAAGATATGCGTCTGCTTTCCCTGTCTTTACATGCACAGAGCTTCCGCCGCTAAAGTATTCAGTCTCTAACGGTCCAAGCTTTTTACGCTTAACATTCGTACTTGATGAATTGATGAGTAGCTCAGAACCGTTAACTTGAATAGCTAACTCAAGAAGCCCTCTTTTTATTCCGCTCGGGATCGTGTCACTTGCAATATTAAACCCGTTGGCAC